ATTGAAACCTTTCCACCGTTGTAAGAAACCTCAGCACCAAGATCAACAAAAACATCATCAAGAGTAGACTCAATTTGGAGCTTACGATTGATGATATCAAGCAAAAGACCTTGATCTGTGTCTTGAGTATGAAAAGAATAAGGACGACTAGCAGTAGCGTCAATACTGGCATTGGTAATACCGCCAGAAAGTACGGGGGTACTAAGAGTACCAGTTCCCGGTTTAGTAATATTAGCCATAATATTTCTTCCTTTTAATTAGATCCGAGGGGGAGTTTGACCATACATCCTATATACAGCCTCTACCTTTTTCCTCAGTTCTGGATTGTTTTTATACTGTTTTGGATTTAGAGCTAAAAGCTCACTAATTTGTTCCTTTGAAATTCCAGTAGAAAACCCTGCAGTTTCCTCATTATCCAAAGTAACAGCAGATTGACGACGCTGGTTTAGTTTATTCTGAACGTCTTTAAACGAGTTAATTCTAGCCTTATTCATTTCATCATAATATTTACTCAGTTTATAAGCCTCATCAATATTACGATAACGAACAGGCTTTCCTTCATCATCCAAAATTACTTCTTCTTTACCAGTAGTCTTGTTGTATTTAATACCACGTTTCATATCGAGAAGATCATAAATAGCCATCAGCTTATCATAATCATTAACGAACGGGATACCGTGTTTATCAGCAAGATCTTTGGTTTTACCACCATTAACATAATCATCTATATAATTCTCAAGTTCTGCCTGAGAAGTAGCATTGGTTAGATTTAGAATGTTTTTTCTAAATGACATCCAATCCTTAGTCAATTTGTCAATGGAATCAGAAGGTTTAATTTCAGGGTGTCTCGAAGCGAAAGAATTCAGTTCTTCAACCAACTTTTTCTGACGAAATTCGTTTTCCTGCTTTTGTTTTTCTTCTTCGTATTCTTTAACTCTGTTCTCTTCTATTTTCTTTAAACGAAGAAGTTCCTCTTTAAGCTCTCCCACTTCGCCGGTCTTAACGGTGTCGATAGCTTTGGTGAGTTCTTTAACCATGTGCCTTGTCTGCTTAGAATATTCAGAGGCATACGGATCATCCTCTTCGTCGTCTTCGACATTCTGGTTAGCAGGAGAAGGGCTTTCGTTGATACGTTTCTGTAGCTCTTCAAGTTTCTTTTCTAAGTCTTGTCGAGCTTTCTTTTCTTTCTCTACCATTTCCATATAATTGCGTTCCTGATTAAGGACACGCTCTTTTTCTTTGTTTATTTCCTGTTCTTTCCACTCAATATATCTACGTTGTTTTTCATCTTCATTGACAATTTCTTCTGGTTCATCAGAAGTTTCAACTGTAGGTTCTTCGTTTTCTACAGAATCATTATATTCTTCGTTTTCCTGTGGGTTCTCTTGTTCTGACTCTTCTTTTTGAAAAGACCCAGTTAAAATCGAATTCAAAAACTCTGGATCTTTGGCAGCTCTTTCAACCACATCTTGTCTAGATTTCAATTCTTCCATACTGTAACTCCTAACTTTGTGTTATTTGTTGGTTACTTTGTTCTAAATCAGCTGCTGGATTGCCCGGTGGGTTCTGTCCCGGTTGTTGCCCACCCTGCTGTTGAACCGCAGCCATCTGGGGAGACATCATTTGTTGCATACCCATCTGGATTTGCAACTGTTGATACTTATTATTTAAAATATCTGTTTTAGCTCTTTCTTTAGCCATATCCAATTCAAGTGTTGCGTTTTCTTCTCGTCTTGAGCGCTCAGATGATGAACCATCCAAGGTTCTCATCACATTTTTAACAGCTTCAGCTCTAGTTATTGGATTTTCACCACCAATTACTCTAAGTAATTCTGTGTTAATTGATCTTTCAACCGCTCTCATTGTTGTACTCATTGGGGATTTATCAACAACAACTTTAGCCCTATCAAGAAGAGTAATATCATTCAATATTATTTCACCTTCAGGTGTCATGATGGGTTTGTTGATTTCAACTATCTTATTTTCAGAAGGAATCACAAACTCTCTATAAACATCTCCATAAAGTTGTTTTGCGGCAATCAAATAGGCTTCTCCTTTTTGATTCCAATAAAACTCAAGAGATTTAATAATAGAAGCCTGATTAATTTCAGATTGCAGTTGTTTTCTAGCAAAAAGAATACCAGATTCATCAGAACTCTGTGTTCTAGCATCTGAAGCAGCAGAGTGTTTGCTAATCATATCGGTCATGTCTACCATACGATTTAGCATATTTATAATGCCATAATCCATCTGTGTTCTTGGTAGCTCTTGAATATAATTTCTACCAGATGCAAGTCTACCCGGACCAGACCAATCGGTGTATGATGGGTTGTTGAAATTCTCTCTCATTCGTTCCATACGAACTGGATCATTATCAACAATCTCTGGATCTATTAATTTTCCACCATTAGCAGAAGATGATATCATGTGATCTACAAGAGACTCTCTTTTATTATATGTCTGTTGTAGACTTCTAAGAAGTTCCGGGATACCAGAATTTTCACCATTAATTCTGCACGAAGACCAATGAAAAAATGGCAATCTACCAAGTTGTAGATATCCACGTTTATCTTGTAATGGTTTTGTTTTTGAAATCTCTGGACAAATAGTTGTTACATAATAGATGTTTTCATATATTTCTCTTTCTATAACATCTTCATCTAAATTAACACCATTAAATTCAGCCCATTGTTTCAAAAATTCATCATCACCATCAGGTATGATCGACCCATCATTTACATTAACTCGTATTTTATTCTTTTCTTTTTCCATGTGGTGATATTCAATCACTCTGTATAAATCACCATATGAAGTGTCTTGTTCAAATCTAATAAGCCCTTTGTCTGTAGCTCCCTCCTCATATTCAGAGGCAACTTGAGCTTGAAGTCTAATCATGGCTTTGATTTGAGAATCATCAATTCCATATTTTTTTGATATTTCAGAAGGGGTTAGATAAGAGGTTTTCCAAAGACGTTTGAGATCTCTAGAATCATAGGATTTCCAATTGGGATCTAAAACATAATGACCGGGGAGGAGTGTTCTAAAACCAATATTACCAAGGGGTGAGTATCGATCACTAACAAACATCTCTTCTACGCCTTGATAAACAAGGCCGTGTCTTGTTAATTCCATGTAGGACGCTTCCCAATCCATCAATTCTTTGTCACTAAGAAGCATCCGTTTTAGTATTTTTGCGAGTTCGTCAAATCGTGGATCTATTGATTCATATCCAATATCAAACCAAGATTTTATTATAGAACCTTGAAGTCCATCAACTTTACCTCTAACTATATTTGCTTGAAATGGATTTCGTCCCTGTTCTTTTAATATACTTAAAGCCTCAGAATCCCATTGACCATTTCTAAATCCGGTGTATAATCTCCAATCGGCTTCTTCGTTTAACCTTTCGTCATATCTTTCAGCTAAAACTTTATCAAATTCGGCCTCTAACAAAGAGACCTTTGCTGAAGGTGTTTCAACAAAAGGCATACTGTCTTTGTCAAATCTGTCTTTTTTATTGGGTTTACCAATCCTATTAATTAGATTAGATAAATCCCCAAGTCCCCAAGATTCAGCCATTATAAGGTATTACTTTCAATGATGATTCAAGTTCTAGTTTTTTTTCTTTTGATATGGGCTCCATTTCTACAGCACCGCCCTTTAAATCTTTAACTTTCCAAATTATTTTACATATAGGACATCTCAAATATAGATATTCATCATCCAAAATAGCCAAAAGATGACCACATGTAGAATGTTCAACCCCAGTATGTTTACTGCTGTGTTTTCTATCTTCTGGACATCTTATTGAATATAGAGTGCTCATTTAACAAATATAATACAAAAATAATGAGAAGTCAATTATAATGTCATCCAATTAAGATTGGTAGTTGGTTTTTTAATAACACCATTAGAATAACTAGTATTAAATGGAGATGTTTCTATACTTCTTTTTTTATCTCTAAGAAAAGAAACCGCGTTGGCTAAAGAATAGCACAAACCAAAATCAACATGTTGGACATTTTTAGATTTATCCATTTTCCAGTTACCCAATTGTTTTATAGAAACCCCGCATTTTTCATTTATCGATATATTTCTATTTGTAATCTGAAGATTCAATGTTTCTATGGCAGACAATTCGTCATATTTATAGTTTTCAAAAACACTGATTCCAAATTTTCTAAATTTCCAGTCCAAAGAATCACCGCTTTTGCTGAACATCTTGTTGTTGCCTAGTATCTTATTAAATGGATATCTTTCTCTTATGTGTGCTGCTATATACATCAGAGCATCATCTCCACAATATTCATCGTATAGATATGCTTTATAACCATCCCAAGAAACGTATGATATAGAGAAAAACAAATCGGGAGATACGTGGATAGAACAATACTTTTCAGATCCAGCGTAAGCCACATGTGATCTTATTATATTTTTATCCAGTGGATCAAAATCTTTAATCACAACTCTTTCTGGTTCTTTGTTGTAAAAACAAAGCATCAGAGCATCGGCTCTATCTGGAGATCCACCAAAATTCTTTTTAAAATCAGACTTGGGTTGAATCATTATTTTGCCAGTATTTGATGGTTTCCACGTTCTAGCTGCTAGCTCTTCTTTTAGCTTTTCGTCTTCTGGTAGAGATATAACAGGAAGCATATTTCTAAAGTATCCCCACATCGAGCTTGCTTCATTGTGATATGTATCATTACCAGACCCACCAAAATTACAAGGTATTGGTTCTATATTATTCTGTCTGTCTAAAGCCAATATGTCAAAAACACCACCACCAACACCAACATCATCAACTTTAATTCTAATCTTTCCTTGATATTCTGTGGTTTCTCTTATCTCTAATACTGTAGATATAACCAAATTAGCAGTATCTGGAATGCTACTTTTCGACAATGTTTTTGCTGGATAAACTTTATTACCATGTCTCCAATAAACAACAGTTAAATCGTCTCCAAAACGAGCAACGTCTACACCGATCTCAATCTCTCCCATTGGTGTAACGTCTCTCAACATAGATTGATTAACGTCGTGTAAAGACAAGAAGGAATCTGCATTTTCCGGTGGAAATTCACCAAGGATATTAATCAAATAAAGAGGATGATCAATACCATATTTTCGTTTATAATAATGAACTTGTTCTTTATCAACAAACGGAGAATCAACGCTTGAATATGTATTTGAATCCCATCTGTTTCTGTCTTTGTTAAATGTATCAAAGAAGAAACCAGTTACTTTTGTTGGGTTTGAAATCAGTCCAATTTTATTGTTTTCCCCACTTGTCAGTGTTGCATCCAAAGTATCTAAAATTTCATCTTCTATACCAGAAGCCTCATCAGCAATGATCATTAAATTTGGAGCATGTATACCAGACATACTTTCTTTGTCTTTTGCTGTTCTTGGCTCAGCAAAACAACCATTTCTATTTTCTCTTAACGATATTCTTTCTTGTCCAAGTTCAAACAAATCGGCATATTTTGGTCCAACTAAACTTCGATCAAACCACATTAAAATTTCATTCCACAACGCGGTTTTAAGTGTTTTGAATGATGGTGCAGTACACTCAAATTTTGTTGAGTCTGGATATATACACAACCAATATACACAAAGAAAAGCAACAGCCGCCGTTTTACCAATACCACGACCAGATTTCCTTGATACTCTACGATTCTTAGTCATAGATATTAGGAAATCTTCCTGTTGATTAGATAGATTTAATTTCCCACCGTTACGAACAGATTCTTTATGGAAAATAACATCATGAACAAATTCCACAATGTTATCTCTATAATATCTAATCATGTCTGGTGAGAACATGTCTGCATATTTTGGTTTGTTTCTACTCATTTATTCTTAAAAATCCTATTCCATTTTTCTTCTGAAATTCTAGTATAATCAACAGTGGGACATTTATGGCCCGGAGTAGAAAACCCACCATTGGTAATTTTTTGTCTACGTGATGGACCATAAGTTCCCTTTGGGTAAGAACCTCTACCAAATCCTTCCTTGTTACCACCACCATATCCAACCTGAATTTTACTCATTTGTTTCCCCTTCTGACTCATCCAAGAACGTAACTGTTGTTCCAAGAGTCTGGTTTGCTTGAAAAATAGCACCATTCAAAAAATTAATCTCAGAAGCCATTCTTTTTATCTGGTTAAGATAAGGAACAATATTGTTAGACGTTACGTGGTGATCATAAGTAAAAGTGACTTGTTTCTTTTCGTCGTCCCACTTAAAATTATCAGCGTCAGCATAAGTGTTAGCAATAATTGCTTCAATTACTTCTTTGTTTAGTGTAATTTCATTCATTATCTTCGTCCTCGATGATATCAAAAAGAAAACCAAACGAATTATATAAAATTTCATTCACTGTGTTATAATCAAACTGTGTATTGCCAATCGACTCATTTGAAAAGTAATCACAAATTTGAATCGACACATCTTTTACTAGTTTTTCTTTCATTTTACAATCTCCCAATCCAAATCATAAAAAAGGTTAGATTTTTGAAGGTCTCTTGGAGAAACCTTATTCCAAAATTCATCTGGATAATCAGTAAAACTCCAAGTTTTTTCTACATAATATTCTGAACAATATGGTTCTTGTTTATCGTTTTTAACATTTCTAAATATAAACCAATCAGTGAACATCAACAAATCTTTAAATGGATATTTCAACTGTTTTCTATAATCTAGGGCTATATCCATTTGAATTCGTTCCATATCAATAAAATCTTTTAGTCTACGAACACCAACAATCCATCTTTTGTTGTTGTTGAGGTATCTCTCAAATGGAGACAATGATATTCCACCTTTTTTTCCAAGCATCTCCATTAGAAGAAGCTGACCATGAAATTCAACCACAATGGCTGCATGTGTAGCACAATTAGGATCATCTTCCCCACCAGAAAATCTTTTTATTGTATTTGGAACTATACCTTTTCCAGTAGTTAAAACCAAATCTATCGGCCTAAGATTCCAATATTTAACACCATTAGTCATTAGTCCCATCCATTTGGTCTTCGTTGTTGATTATTTTGAATTTCTTTTCAAAACTTTTTTTAAGAATTTCCTGTGGTGTTTCATTTGAATTTGTTTCTATTCTTTCTATGTACATACCACGGATTTTACCAAGTTCAATAGCAGATTTTAATTGTATGTTTTCACTACCATTTTCACATAGATGTTTTAGTTTTTTCACTACATAAAAACGATCAACCAACAAACTATCTTCAAGCTCTTTTCTAACAGCAGACATGTAGTCTAGGATTTTCCTATTCTTCATGTTATCTGATGCTATTCTTTTTACTGAATCGTTTGTGCAATCAACATACACGTTCCTAGCTGACTCTGTTGGGGTAATATCTAGAAACAATACATTATCAGCAAAAGACTTTTGTTTTTCAGTTAGTCTATCACCAGTAATTTCTGATTCTTTTCTTTTATTTGGCATGTTTCTTATGTTTCTCCCCTTTACGGTGTCCATTATCACTTCTATTTGAATTTATGCTTCTAATGCGGGTGTTTGATGTGGACCTACTACCTCCGCTTCTAAGGGGGTTACGATGGTCAATGTCGCTCATGCTACCCTTAGATACTCTACCATCTCTTATAGCCTTCCTACGGGCCTTATTTCGCGCTGCTCGGTCCTTCTTAGCTTTGGTTGAAGAATGATGCTTCTTATATTCATCTTTATAATTTCTTGGCATGTGATTTCCTTTTTTTTTAATAAGGGGATTTGGGACTCGAACCCAAGTTTGAAGATCCAAAATCTTCCGTCCTAACCACTGGACTAATCCCCTATTTGTGTAATGGAGGGCAAGGTGGGACTCGAACCCACGACCATCCGGTTAACAGCCGGAAGCTCTAAACCACTGAGCTACTCACCCTTATATGGAGCCGGTAGAAGGACTCGAACCATCAACAAGATGTTTACAATACATCTGCTCTACCTATTGAGCTATACCGGCATTTACTCTTCATATTGAAACATAGTCATCATCTTATTGCAGCTTGGACAAAGAACACTTATATTTTTAATCTGAAAATCTCTAACTATAATTTCTTCAACCAATCCGCAGTATTCACATTCAAGCTCTATTATCATTTGATTCATCTTGTTTATTCTGTATCCTTCTTATTTTTTCAAGCTCATTAAAACACAATTCAGACAATTCTCTATCACAATCTCTCAATTTATTAATTACTTTGAATAGCTTCTTTTGAGAAATCTGGATTATATCGTCTTTCTTTTTTTGACTCAATTAAAACATCCTTCGCTTTGTCTATAAGAAACTCAGCCACGTTGTCATAATATTCAACTGGTACTTTAGACATGAGTGAATCAATCAAATCATAAGATACTTCGTCTTCAACACCAGTCTCATTATCCTTGAATCTTACAACCATCTTACCGGTTTCATTATTTACAACTAATTTGATTTCCCATATTTCATCGACTAATTGCATCTTTTGGCCTTTTCATATTTTTGGTACTCTGAAAAAAATCCCACGCTTCTTGAGACATTGGATAAGATTTTCTACATGTGCTACAATAATATTCTGAATTTCTCTGACCCGTATCTGATACTAATGGAGAAAGATTGTGTCCACATCGTTCACATTTCATAGTTTAAATTCCCAGTTAAATTCTACAGCAGCATCGAAGTTACCATCTAACATATATTCATACATTTGATTGCAGTAATCAAACATTTTAACACAATTTGATGGTATCTCAAGATCCACATCTGTTTTATCACCAATAGTAGCTAACGCATATTCAAATTGTTTTCTTGTTGCGTTGGATTCTGATATAAATTTTAGTGTTTCAACTGCGTTTTCTGGATCTTTGAAATAATCTTCAGTATCAAAAACAACCATGTGATTTAGAATCCACATGTTATCTTTTAACCAAGTGAAAAAATATCTATATTCAGAATACAGATAATTAAATGGATAATTCTTAAAATCATCATTTTTATTGTTTTTTAGAAATATGTTATTGATTGAATTTAATATTCCCAATGGTTTTCTAAGACATACAAGTAATGTGCTATTCTCAATTATATTTCTAGACAGTCCTGTGTATGAATTAAAAATATTTGGATATAATCCAGAGAAAACAACCTTTACAATTTTATTTTCAAACAACCGGACGTCTTTTTCTCCATTAACTGAAACCATGTTGTATTCATAGAGACCGTCTCGGTTAAAATCAGTGAAATCATTTAATTCCTTGTCGTATGCTACTGGAGCACCCAAGAGATCAAATAATTTCATTGTTAGGGAGGTGTAACTTCGGATACACCCTGATACGATTATTGTTTTCATATATTTAATATGGTCTATTTTTTCAGAGAAGTCAATTGTTTTTATTGAAATATTTATTTATTACAGGAAATACTTGGTTAAAAAGATAGATGTAATAATAAGCTAGAGGTTCGCTATTTTGTTTTTCACTGACTATACCAACATTCAATGTGACATCCATTGAGGCGTGAATTAACTCGTGTAATACAGTACATAGTAAGTATTGTTTCAACTCTGTCTCGCCGTCATCTCTTACCCAGAGATAACAATCTTCCTCCTCTGTATCATAATTAATCAGTGTTATGAAGGCACCGGCTGCATTGTTATTCCAATCAACTTGGTATTTTTTTTCTAAAAATGAGATTATCTCATCTCTGGTTGAAATAATTAATGTGAACCCATGGTTGTAGATGTCGTCATTAATTTTTTTCTTTATCATTTAAAGTCCTTTGAGAAGGTGTATTTATATTATGCTATTTTTTTTAAGAGAAGTAAATCCCTATATATGTTTATATATATATATATATATATATTAGGTTATCCTACTGTTTGATTAAATATAAATATACAGAGGGTTTAAGGAAGGGGTGTGGGGAAACCATTAAGGGGGTATGATGAATTGTTTGAGAAGTGTTGTGTTTTGTATTTGGGT